GTAATAGAATCGTTTACGGTATCTATATATGCTTTAATTGCAACGGGTAAATCTGCAACCGTTAATGCTTCAAAAATTGCAGTAAAAAAAGTAGCAACTAATGCTTCGCTATCGGTTATTGTAGTAATAGATTCTGAAATGCCCGCACCATATACATTTTTATATGGGCCGGATGCAAATGGCGCTTGAGAAAACGCATTAATGCCAAACATTATTTACCCTTCAGGGCGTCTATTTCGGCTTTTAATTCTGCTATTGCTTGGAATGCCAAAGCAACTAATTTTGGATAATCAACCGCAAGAGTGCCATCTTCTCTGGTTCTTACTGCGATTGGAAATACAGATTGCACGTCTTGTGCAATAACGCCAAAATCATTTTTTTGAATAAAGTAACCATCTTCTCCACCATGAGTTTCAAGATAATCATCGTTCCAACTAAATGTTTTTCCACCAATATATTCTACTTTTTGCAATGCAGCACTTATGGGTTTGATGTTTGTTTTTAAATTTCTATCTGAAGAATAGTAAGCAGTAACATTGTTTGTAGCGCGTATTTCGCCAGTTGTACCAGATGCTGCAGTGCCAACACCTAATGAACCTAATTGAACAGAGGCACTTGTTCCCACATCTATTGGTCCACTTCCGGTGCTTGCAATTACAGAATACTTGGATGGGTAATCAACCCAAACTGTTACAGTTCCAGTAAATGTTACTGCCGTATTTGAATTGCTAGATTGAGAAACAGTTGTTCTGGTCAGCAAAGTAGACGAAGTTAATGTGCCAAGACCGGTCTCCCAGTTAGTGCCATCCGTTGCAGAATAATAAAGCGTGTTGCCTGTTGTAATTGCAGAAAAAGCCTGAAAGCCAACTACCGAACCTGTTAAACTAAAACTAACGGTGGTGTTGGCTGTACCAGTCTGTAGGACGCGATCAGCTAACTGTAAAGCCATAAAAGGCTCCTAATTAAGACGTTGCAGTAGTCGTATAAGTAACTGCGATGGAGTCGCCGTTGGCTACGATTTTTGATCCGCCGGTAAAGTTTCCTGCGCTATACAAAACACCACCAGTAGCACTAACAGTTCCAGAAGCAGAAGCGCCTGAGTTAATAAAGCAACCAAAAATAGTGGCAGTTGCAAGCATACTGAATGTTACTGCGCCGGCCGCTTTAGAAACAATATTGCTTGGTGAAGCAGATCCGTTATTGGAAGCCGCGGTCCAAGTTGGAGCTTGACGTGCAGCGTAAATACTTGTAGATGGCTCATACCAACCAGCGTGAGTGGTCATGGTATCTGACTGGAAATAGTTAGCCGTTGCAGATGCGCTGGTTACTAAACCAAGATAGTTGGCACCAGAAGATGTTCCGCCGCCAGTACCAGTAGCACCGAAATAGTAATCAAACAAAGCTTGTTTACCAGCTGCGGTAACCAAGTTCTCTGCTAAATCTTGCCATTTAATATTGCCGTTTGCATCATAGCAAGTTACGCCATAATAGCCCTGTAGACCAACGGCTTCGGCAGCTCCAGCTCCGCGCGTAACGGCTGCTGATGAGACATCACCGTAGTTTGATTTTTCCATAAAAACTCCTTAACTATAACGAATAATGGCGGTGGTTGATGTCGCCGTTGGGAAAGTAACTGTAAAGCTGCTAGACGCGGTTTTATCCGCGCCAAAATCTAACACTGCAACTGCAGCATTGGTAGTGCTATTGTATATTAATGCACCCCTGCAAGTAAAGCTGGCCGGGCTCCACGTGACGTTATTAAATGAAATATAAGCCGTGTTTGTAGCGTTATCACCTGTAGGGGTATTGGATATGGTTAAAACCTGACCTCCGGCCGTATAGCCGGTTCCTGACACTTCATTGCTGGAGGTATAGGTTGTAGTTGTGTTATCTAAGCTGGCAGCTGCCGTATAAAGGGCAATTTTATAGGTATAAGGGGTGCCAACGGCAAAGTTTTCCAAGCCGCTAAGTACGTTAATTTTAAACTGAGTAGTTTGACCTTGGACGATTGTCATCTAGCCACCTGATTTCTAGGAGCCACATTAAGCTTAAGCTGGCCATCGCGGTAAGCATCTCCACGCTCCAAGCCATCGCCAAGGCGTCTAAGTTCTTGTAAAGCCTCTTGGTACTTTTGTTCATAGTATCCAACAAGGTCTTGCTCGCCTTTCATAAAAAGCATAGCTTCCCGCATTGCACCATAAAATAGTACTGGATCATAATTGTCGCCTAACCAAGTAGTTCCTGTGGCATTGGTTACTGTAGCAACAGTGCAGGCAAAACCTGAACCAGCGCCACCAAGATAGGCATTAGACACATTTAAAGTATCGCCAACCACATAGAATTGACCGCCATCATTGAGTGTTACGCTGGTCACCGCCGTGCCAGAAACTACAAAAGTGCCAATCGCGCTCATGCCAGAACCATTGGTAAATGGGACATTTTCGTAAACGCCATTGACATAGCCTGTACCACCTGTAATGCTGGCGCTTAAAGTAGCAATTTGACCCTGAACAATCGTAGGTGGGTAGTAAAAATAATGCAACTCGGAGCTATAGCTTGAATCTGGCGTAGGGCCGAGCAGAACTGATAGCGCCTCAAAGTTATTGTATTGATTGCCAAAAAGTGCGTAATATTTTGGCAAACCGGTATAGCTGGCGCTGGAATAGGCTTCACGTATAAAGTTAACATCTTTGTTAATTAAATACGTGTAGTTGCCAGACCCGTCAATAACGGCTAAAGAATATGTAGAAAGATAATCGCTAGGCAAAGACAAATACGGATTAGATGCCGTCATGTTTCCAGTTACGTTTTTACGCAACGAAGGAATCTGAACGCTGTTGTAAATCCGATCCTCCGCTTCCATGACGAAACGGGGAATACTGGCTACAAATAATGCCTCAGTATTTTCAGCATAGTTCTGTATAGCGTTATACAGTTGTACATAGTTCATTAGGGTTTACCCTTAAGCCATTGGACCACGTGCAATACGACCTTTGGTAGCTGCACCATTGCCGCGAGTTTCAATACCATCCTCTACTACTTCATCGTAGGTAAAAGCGCCGCCACCATAAGTTGGGCTACGTGCGTCTACTGGATCATCTTTCAAGTCGGTATGAACTTTAGCATAAGCAGTCGCTGGCTTATTGTTACGAGCTTTACCTGTTGTAATAGCAGGGCTATCTTTGCTGGTAAACGGAACATTCTTTGCGGTTGCCATATTAACCACCTCTTTGATTTTTAGCGCGAGCTACGTTACGGCCAACACTGCGCATATCCATGCCAGTAGGTCCGCCTTTTTTAAGCTTGGAAAGGTTTGTGCCTTTACCGCCCTTGTGCTCTTGTTTGTCGTGCATTTTGAAAGCTTTTTTAATCATTGCTTTGTCTTGCTTGACATCTTCTTTCATTTCTTTTTTATCCATTGCTTTGGATTCTTTTTCCATTTTTGCCATCATTTACTCCTAAGTTGTTGATATTGTTACTGTTCCTACTTGCCCAATTGCAATCAGATAATTCAAAGTCAGAACAGTATCAAAACTGCTGGCTCCGCCTACCGGATTCCAGCCCCATTGAAACACACGACTACCACCAGATACATCTCCGGCTTGCAAATAGCTTATGCCGCTGCCTTGGTTAACCAACAATCCGTTGTTACCGGAGGCATAGTAACTGACATCTGGCCGTGGCTCCCGAACCGCTTGCGGATCGTTCACGGGGTACATACCTAATTGTAACTGAGGGTGGTCTGGATCCCAACACTCATAACACACTTTTACACGATATGGCTTGGTTTTAAGCGTCTGAGTTTTTAACTCTTTTAGCTTATAACGCTGACCACATCGGTCACATTCTGCAATTGCAAACTTACCGGAAGCAAACTTATTTGGCATTAGAGCATCCTGCCCTTCGTTTTGCCTTTCGTTTCAATTCCATGTCCGCGAACCGATCCGCCTTTTTTAATGGCTTTTGGGTTATTAAGCATTTTTAATTCTGCTGCTGCGCCACCCGTGCCGGCTCCACCACCACCGCCAATAGTGCGGTTTATCTGAGTTCCAACTCTGGGGCCAGTATCATAATATGAAACACCGGTGTACTTTGGCTTGCTTCTAACATCTCTTCCAATCTCGGCAATCATATCTTTAGCTGCTTGTACCTCTTCTTTAGTAGCCATGATTACCTCGTATAAGACATATTACGTGGCACAAACCGAATAGAGGCTTTTTCGCGGTCTTCTTGTGCCGCATAGTTAAATACTTCTTCATAATATTGCTTCAATGCCATCGCGCGCGTGGGATCCATATCTGGCAATTTCATAGATAAATGCGAAGCTAATCCTGCAACCATACATGGAATCCAACGGAAAGGAATATCGCCTACATTGATACCGCCGCCAGCGTCTTGAATCCGGCGCATACGCCAATAAACAAAGGTATAGTTTCCGCCAGAGTTTGGTGTTGGCCATACGTTAATGCAGGGCAAATTAGAGATATAAACACCAGCGCCTGATGCGTGAGAGGCTGCAGTGGTGTCATTCTGACCGCGCCAGCAGTTTGTTATTACGTTTCCAACTAAATTGGTATAGGCAATAATTTCTGAATCAATCTGCACAAAGCCAGTAGAGCCAAGATTAGTAGCATCATTTACTGTCATTGTGGTCGCTGATGAGGTTACCGCCGCGGCCAAAGTTGCCGAAGGAATGGCATTAGTTAAACCATTTTGGCGGTTGATCCAAACTTGAATTGGACGGCCATTAGTCAGTTTATTAGGAATAGTAGCGTAAGTAGACTCAGATATACGGCTAATATTAATATCAGTTTGCGTGGTTGTATTTCCATTGTTTTGACGGATAACCTGATCTAGTAAATCAATTGTATCCACTGGTATAGGATAAATAGCTTGACCAGAAGTAAGCGCAATGCTTCCTTCTTCAATGGTCCAAAGGTTGATTCCACGGTTTGCCCACTCAATAGTAAGCAAATTAAGAGAACGGCGCGCTGTTCTAAGGTCGTAACCAGAACGTAACTGCGAGCCACAACGCTCAAAGGCTTCTTCTACAAGCTCAGTGAGGTCTAAATTAAATGATGTTTGTCCTGATGGATTGGCCATTTATAATGCTGACGCGGCTTTTAAAGCGGCTATCTCAGCCCTTAATTTAATAATTTCTTTATCGCGTTGATCCAGCTTTCTGAGTAAGCTATAGCTGGCCTCTGACCACATGGACATATCTTTAATGCGCTCGTTATGATCCCGCTCCATCATCTTATAAAGACGGTCTGCTGTTTTCATTTGAGCTTCTATAAAGTTAATCACTTTTTCATTCCCTTCAGGGTTTCCGCCAATCTAGCCCGCTGACCCAACTTGCCGGGTTTTTTTGTTGCTGCAGCTAGTTTCTTTGGCGGAATAGTTTTACCTTCCTTTACGCCTAATTCTTTGCGTAAAGCTCCGGGTTTTTTGATTGCTTTCTGAATCCAATTTTTTGTGGCCATGATTATTTTTTCTTTGCGGTTTTAGCCGATTGAATAAAAGCATCTTTGGTAGGAGCACCCTTGCTGCCGGGTTTTCGCATATGCTCACCAGACCCTGCTGCTATCCGTGCCTGCTTTTTATGGATATTGGCGTAAAGTCCGGGCTTTGCAGAACCGCCTGCTGCCATTTTTTTAGGCTTTTTTCCAGCTTCTTTCATAGCAATTGCCGTGGCCGCTTGTTGGGCTAGACCACCCTTTTTATATTCATCAACGGCATCAGGATTGTCCTTTCTATGGATAACCTTTTTGCCCGGCATTTTAGATGGAGCAATATCGCCCATTCCGCGGCTTGCCATCATATTAGCAAGCTCCGCCTTTTTTCATTTTCTTAGCCATGCCGCCGCCGCACATAGCCATTACATGGTCGCGGTGACGTTTGTGGTCGCCAGCAGTATGTTTCATATAATGAGTGCTGTGGTGCTTGTGATCGCCTTCTTCGTGCTGGCTGATGAAGTCGTCATGGTGAACCATGTCTGGTCCTGATTCTGGCTCCATTGTTTCTTTGGTTACTTTTGGATTCATTTACTTCTCCTTAACAATATTTACCGCGTGTTTTACCTTGCTGTGCAATACCATCTGCACGGCTAGATGCTGATCCACCTTTGGACATTTTTTTAGTTTGTCCGCCTTTTTTCATGTAACCCATTTTATTGCGTACAGGAGTAGGCAATTTTGCTAATCCGGGGTTCTCTTCTTTATCTACAGGTTTTAACATACCGCCTTCCTTCGCTAAAACTTTACCGCCTTTTTTCATACCAGCCGCAGCTGGCATAGTTGCATCGCCCATAGGATTAACCTGTGGAATGTTTTGTTGAGTAGTACCAAACAATTTGTAATCGCGCTCGGCTTCTTGACGAATACCGCGCTCACGATTGGCTTTGTAATAAGCCTCTCGCTTGGACTTTTCTTTTCCGGTTTCTTCGTATGGCATGATTAGCAGTACTTCTTCTTGGTCATTCCGCCTTTTTTCATGGCGTTAACGAGTGGGCCGTTACCAACGGTGTTGCCAGACATCTTAGGCATATTAGCTCTTGTCAAGCCGCGCTCTGCGATGCCGTTGCCGTGTGGTTTTTTGCCACCAGCAGTTTTTACAGCACCCATGGACTCGCCATAAATTACGCCGCCTTTGGCATATTTTTTCATCATGCCGCCTTTTTTCATGCGGGCTCCGCTTTCAATACCAATTTCTTTACCGCTATCACCGAGGTTGGTACCGCGTGTATGACCGCGTTTTTGCACAGCAGATTCGCCATGCTTAGTTAATTTATTGGAACCTTTTTCTACATCTTTAGCCATTGTGCGTGGACCCATGGTTTCTCCGCCTTTAGCCATCTTTTTCATCGCCATTTTCTTCATAGCCATGCCGCCTTTCTTCATTCCCATAGCACCCATGTCCATTGCGCTTGGCATATCCATGGCTTTTTTTACGCCAACATTGCGAGCTAGTGCTGGCATTCCTTTAGTTGTTACTTTTGTCTTCATTTCTTTTTCCTTTCGGGTTACACCACCAGAACTAAAACCAATGTATTTATTTAAACTTGCATTAGGTAATTGTAAATCACCGTGATGCGTTTTTTGTTTATTAATACCTTCGGCCGTAGGGTTGGCGGATCCACCCTTACGAAATTTCTTGCCTTTATCCGCAGCTGCAAAATCTTTTCCAACCTTTTGGGGTATGCCTACTTTTTTGGCAAACGCGGCATTATGAGCCACGGCTTCCATCAAATTATGCTGTGCCTTGCTTTTGCTTGGCATTACTTGCCCCAGATACCATTAAACATATTAGCCAAAATAGCGCCAATCAAAGCAAAAGCGCCACCAACCATCATCAATGTTTTCCAACCACCATGAGCTTCTGCCAAAGTTTTTTGGATAGCTTTAATTGCTTCCTTAATTTCAGCCATCTCTTTAACCATTTTGTCCATGTCGGCCTGTAAATGCTCAATATCGTTTGCGTGTGTTGCCAATTCTCTGGCTGTTAGGATTGGATCAATGTCGCTCATTTTAGCATTTCCATTTTTTCAATGACTTATTAATTCTGCTATCTGGGTCATTGGCCGTTTTACTTGATGTCAATTTCTTTTTCATTCCAGTCATGCGGGCGCAGAAAGATTTCTTTCGAGATCCGCCTTCTGGTTGAGGTGGTTTAATATCGTGTCCTGCTGCTTTTAGACTTGCTCTACCTTTTGCGTTAAGACCGCCGGAGGGTGACTTCCCCTCCTTGCGAGTCCATGCTGGAGATTTAGCCATATTAAGCCATCGCTTCCTGACAAACTACGTTAACTTGAACTGCAGTACTTTGGTTTGTGGTAATTGCCACTGTCAAAATATCTGCTACGTTACCTTTAATGTTAGTCAGTACAGGGAAGAAGTTCTGTAAGTCTAATTGCTGCAGTGCATTGTTAGGCGTTGAGAACGCATAAACAACTTCACCACCAGACAAGTTAGCCGCAGACAAATCTACTTCAGCAAACGAGTTAAACGAACCTAAAGTATTCATAGGTTTAAAGTTAACTTGGCCCAATGAGAGCTGATTTGTTGGCGTACTTGCAACCAATTCAACCAAAGCAGTAGCGCTGGTGTTTATCAACAGCGTTTGTGGCAATAGCTGACCTCTATCAATTAGTCCAATCTGATATGTGTTACCAGCAGAAGGACCATTAGCAAGTGGCAATCCGTTAACAATATCTTGGAAAGTAATTGTATTGGTCGTATTACTTGTAATTCTTCCAGTATATGGCGAAGTTACTGTAGCACTTC